CCGCAGCACTTGTATTTGAACCACTATCTAAAGCCGTATTACTTGCGACTCTTAATAAATCTTGTGTTAATTGCTCAAGGTTTGCTTTATTATTTGGTATTATTAAACTTCTAAAATAAGGCGTATCAAAAAACGCAGAAGTATACGTGTAATTTGAATTACTAATAATACTATCCATTATTTCGTGGACAAAAAATGCGGGTCTAAACGCATCTAAATGCCAATCTTTTGTGCCGTGCTTACAATTACCAAAATCAATTAAAGGATAAACAATGCCTAAACCACTTGCGACACCTGAAGCATCCCAAGAGTTAACAACCGTATTTTTATTCCATTGTTGAACGTACTTATTAAAGTTATCCATATCCTCAAGCAATTCGTTTCCGATTGCGGAGGCGAATCCACCTAACTCTCCAAATACTGCGCACTGATATTCAATAACTCCGTTCTGAATGGTTATCTCCAAAAGGCGAAGAACTCCCTTAAATACTTGAATCTTATTGACAAATATCTGACAATTTGCTTGCTTGGTCGGGTCAAAATTATAACCCACATTTGGTAAAGTATCTTGGCCGTCTTCATCAGTAAGTTTAATGTTACCACTGGTAAAATTATAGATATGACCAAACACTTTATTATTATTTGCGTTACCAGGTACGTTAATCGTTTTAGAATAGTTTGTATTCCTCGCTGAAAAGTCTTTAATGTCATCTATTGCGTAGTTTAGTTCTGCTCCTATATCCTCGAATAAATCGAGCCTTTGTTGTTCAATTATTATTTCGGTTATCATTATCTAAATTGGCTAAATTGTTTTTGCCCTAAATCAAATTGAAGTTGGTAATTAAATAATTTATCCGAAGTGCTTACCTTCTCTTGATAGTTTGTATCCTTCATAACAATAGGATAATAGTCGCTTGTACCTCCAGTAATTAAATGTAAATAAACCTCGTTAGAAGCAAGCAATTCGGCGCCAAGCGCATAATCTACTGCCGATACATAATCACTCGTTACAAGGTAACTATAATCTATTTGAGTAGCTAATGCTTGCATTCCTCCATAATGAACTCCCGAACTTGATTTATGATTCATTACAATTCCACTTCTTTGATATTCAGCAGTTTGATAAGTCGTTCTTTTAAAATTCTTTTGTTGGCGAGAAAGTAAGCGAAAAGCATAAGTGTCATAACCTCCAAATTGATTTTGAAATATTAAATTAACTGGAGTAAATCTTGGCGCACATACTTGCGTTATTATCATTGTATCTGAGCCAATCGTTACTTTATATCCGTAGGTTGTTGAACTAATAAACGAAGTCCCTAAATAAGTATTAATTGCACTTGGACTTAAATCTAAAAGCAAAGAAGAAAGACTTGATAAAGTTCCTCCCGTTGAGGAGCTTCCGCTATTGCTTCCATCTTCATTTATCTTTTGAATCGTTGCCGTAACCGCTGATAAGTTAGCATTGAAATAAGTAATGTAAAACTTCTCGCCATTTATTACTTCGCCAGCAGTCCTATCTCGTGTCGTTAGAAACTTATTTGCATAGGTACTTATTGAAACTCGAAACGGATTTAAAGAATAATTCCAACCTTTAGAGTTTTCTGAATCTTGATTTAAAGTTGGTGGATTGCCTCCAAATTCTTCCCCGAATAAAACGGTATAGTCGACGAATAAGAATGAGCCAGCGAATTGTAAGAGTGAACTTCCTGATGGGTTAAAACCGCTTCCAAGATAGTTTCTGACAATGGGAGCGACATCAAGTACACCATATCCTCCTGAGTCGGGATAATTTTTAAGTGTGGCAACGATTGAGCCACCAATTTGTAAATCAAATACATATTTAAATGAAGATTGTGCTGAATTGGTTGAGGATGCTATATGCCATAAACTATCGTGAGCCGATGAGTAAGATGGTGGAACGTATTCGCTTGTTGCCATTATTATTTTTGTTTAACCTTTATCGTTTCTACAATATTTATTTTAATATCCTTTCCTAATGCTTTAGCAAGATTCTTAAAAAACTGCTCATTAAAAGCGGCATCATATCCAGCTTTAGAAAATCCTATTGTTGGTAATCCTTCTCTTTTAATTTTTAATCCAGTTGCATAAGCAATACCCTTGATTTTATTTTCTGCAATGTTTCCAAGTTTTGCTCTTTTTTTTTGAAGACCTCTTAAATTCTTTTTTTGGTCTTCGTTTTTAATATAATTCCTATGGCTTGCATACCATTCAATTAATCTTTCTAAGAACTCGCCACCAACGGTTAATTTTTTATAAGCATAAGGACTACTTGATGGTTGTCCACTTGTAACTCCTTTAACTCCTTTGTCTTGGAATGCCCAATATTCACTTGCTGGATTTGATTCCTCATATCCAATATCATATCTATATTTACCATTAGAGAACTCTCTTCGAATTACTCTAATATCTTGCATATTGCCTTTATCAATTCTTTTCTTTTGATTGATTTTAGCGATTGCCCTTCTAAGAAATATCTCTACTGACTTATCTAATAATTTACCAACTGAGTCTAAGGCTTTAGGAGTACCGTAATAACTTGCATCTTTGCCCGTTATTTCAAGTACATCTAAATTAGCTAATTGCTCCTTAGTTATATTTGTTGCCACTTATCTTTTTTCTTTGTTCGTTATCGTAATTTATTTTAGCCGATATATAACTTAAATCATTTAAAAACTGAATTGCTGGTAATTCAAATACATCTTCAAGTTTAATCTTTTCGTGTTCACTAATCAATGAAGCTTGATATATCCAACCAAACTGATTCATAAAACTATTTTTAACTTGCCTTGAATCTTCAACTTCTCCTTTCCCTTCTGAATTAAATAATCCTTTAAATCCCGAATCAAGGTTTTTAATATTAGTAATCCAATTCATTACACTTCCAAAGACTTGTTCAAATGGTGCTGATAATAAATCCTCAGCATAATCAATATGATATTTAGATTCATATTTATCTTCTTTCCATCCTCGCCAAGTAGGTCGCATAGGTAAAATCATTGATGCGCCTATCTTATGTAAGTTTGCTTTTATATCGTTTAAAAAATATTTAGTTTCAATGTATCTACCAGCTGGACTAAACTTAGCATCGTAATTACATTTATACTTTTTCTTTCCTACCCTTATAAAACTAACCGCCTTAATTTCAGGATTTGAATTATTTAAAAACTCAATATCCTTTACTATTTGGTTTATTTTATTTTTATCTAATGCAAGAATCTCTTGCTTTGTTTTATGTTGTAAAATTGCAACCGTTTCAAGAATTAAATCATAATCTTTAATTAAATCCTTTTTATCGGATAAAACTTGAATTTGTTGCCATTGCCATACCGTGACATCTTTCCAGTTCATATTTATAAATAGCTAATTAAACAAAGTTGTATCTCCCCGTTCCTGACTTAAAATCAAACTTGCGCCACGCTAATGCTAAAGCACAAACGCAGTCATCCGTAAATCCCGTAGGTGCTGAATACTTTACTCCGTGTGATGTGTATTGATACTCAAAAACTTCTAATTCATTTTTAATCATTCCTTCGGGATAATGTACTCGCTCTTGATGGATTGCCACTTGAAGACCTAACATTAATTCTTGCTTGCTTTGGCTTGTAAATTTAAAGCCTTCAATGTCCATGCCTTCCCGTTGTAATTGCTCGACTATCGGGTCACCTACTCCAGTACTATCAATTAACATCGGTGCTTTTGGTAAATTGCGGATTATGTTCTGAGTGCTTGCCCAATCCTTTTGAAATCGGTCATAGTAAGCCACATTGCCACTATTATCTAAACCGATAATGACCGTCCAATCTGAGTACTTTGCCAAATCGACTCCGTAACATTTAACAATGTTGGTAGATAAGTCCGATGTACACTTGCGAATTGCCTCACTTCCAAATGGATTCGCAGCGTTCTCAGCTGGGTTAGCCATGTACTCTTGCTCAAATACTACGGGAATTGCTGATTGCTTAATTGAATCGACTTCAGAATTTGCAATATAAGGATTGTCGTAAGTCGAATACTTAAACGATTCCCATTCTCCGTTTGCTTCTAATCCTTTTAAATATAAAGAATAGAAATAATTCTTGCCTCTTGGAGTTGATAGGAATAGCGCCTTGCCTTTATAATCGGTTAAGGTAGGTCTTATAGCATTATTCCAACCGTTCTCTAAATCGGGAATATATGAAGCCTCATCGATAATTACATAATGGAATCGCATACCTCGAAGATTGTCTAATCTTTCGCCCGTATAAAATCGAATGACTCCACCCGTAGCCAATTTAAAAGTCAAATCTGATATGTTAGAAGTTGCTACTTCGGGCGGAAGTATTAAAGCGATATCGTCAAAAAAGACTTTGGCTAATTTGTAGGTCGGAGTTATGTAAGCAACTGACTTGCCTTGTAATGCCTCCACGCAAGTAATAACCTGGCTAATCAATGACTTGCCAAATCTTCGCCCGCACATAAGGACTCTAAACCTCGCCTTGCTCTGTAATACTTTTTTCTGCGCCTCGTGTGGAGTCGGTAGGATAATCTCCATTGGCAAATTTTATAGTTATTTCAGTATCTTGTTTTATGTCAGCCGATTCTTTTGGCTTTCCAAATACTCTACTTAATAAAGTTTCTATTGAATATAAAGAGCCGTTCTTTAAAGACTTATTCATTGCTCCAGCGATTGTCTTTTCTAATATTGAACTTTCAGGATTATCAAATATCTCTTTAAGTTGGTCAATATTCATAGCAAGCATTTTACGAATTGTTATTCCAATCTCGGTCATATTATAACCTGATTCTTTTAACAAGGTAACGTATTTCTTTGGTCGACCATTTGGATTGCCTGATTGACCTTTCTTAAAACTTACTAAATTTTGTTCGTTTGCCATATCTCTCCGTTTCTTTTAATTACTAATGTTGGGTCTAACTTAATCATTCGGTCAACAATTACCTGGCAGTACTTAGGGTCAAGTTCCATTCCGTAGCATTTCCGATTAAGCTGATGTGCTGCAACCATAGTTGTACCGGAGCCTGTAAATGGTTCATAAATCAAATCATTTTTTAATGAAAAATCCGTAATCATTTTAGATGCAAATTCAACTGGATAGGCAGCTCGATGTTCCACACTTTCTCCGGTAATTTGTGAACCTGAAGATTTAATATGCCAATAATTCCATCTGCAATCATTATAAATTTGACTTGTTCTATATTTATTACTTGCGGACATAACAAAAACAAATTCACATCTTCTTGAATAAATACCTATTTGTGGTAAATTAATGGAATGATTTTTATCCCAAATAATTGTTTCTTTTACTGAATAAGGATTGTCATTTGAAAAAACAATTTTACCATAATCATCTCTACTTTTAGCGTTATATGCTACATTCCAACAAACCGAATGTTCTTCTTCATTTTTAAATACTGAAGAAGTTGTTAATATATCAATACAAAATTTATAGTAATCTACTGAACTTCTATTATCGGCATCTTTGTCTTCATATAATCTAACTCCTTTAGTAGTTTTACCTCCTTTAGTATGCATAAATCCATCGCTTGTTCCATTACCTTGATTATATGGTGGACTAGTAGCTAATAAATTCCATTTTTCAGAATTCATTAATTTGTTAACAATATCGCTATTAGTTGAATCTCCACAAACTAATCTATGAGGACCAATTTCAATTAAATCTCCAACAACAATTTCTGTTTCAACTGATTCAGGCATTTCGTGATTATCTTCCTCAGCACTTCCTAAATCTTCTATATCAAATACAGGTACATCTAAACCCCACTCAACTAATTCTTCGGCATCCCATTCGTTAGCAAGCATATCCCAATCCCATTCTCCGTACCCAACATTGTCTTTAATAATAAATGCTTTTTGTTGTTCTTCGTTTAAATCACTTGCCTTTATTACTGGTACTTCTTTCAATCCAGCTTCCTTGCAAGCCTTTAATCGCATATTGCCACCAAGCACTATCATATCATCATTAACGACAATAGGTCTTAAAGATAACATCTGAGGAAATTCCTTAATCGATGCGACTAACTTTTTAAATTTGTCATCCTTGATAATTCTTGGATTGTTTGGATTCGACTTTATGTCGGTCAATTTGGTTGTTGTGATATTCATTTTTTAAATAGTAATGACCACTCGGTCGGTAGTGTTAATTTCTTTTCTAAGCTAAATCCAAATTGAGCAAAGAACTCAATCCAACTTTCTTCGGATTTAATATTTATATGACCCCAAGCCTCATCTTTCTCAGGAGTTGTAAAATATGGAGTTGATGAAAATAAGAAATATTTACAATTTATATTGTTCATATAATCCTTAATTTGCTTATCCGTTAAATGCTCCATTACTTCAATGCTGACAACCATTTGGCAATGGTCGGGATAGTCAGTAATCTCTTGTAATATAACTCCTCTTTTATAAGCAAATTCCTGATGATATTTATTAGGCTCAATGCCATAATAATTAACTCCTTTATTTTGTAAGCATTCCCCAAGCGTTCCCATGCCAGCACCTATCTCAATTATGTCTTTAGCATATTCGATAATTATGTCAGCCGTTGCATCCATCAAATTATAATAATCAGGATTCTCGGGAGTTATTCCGTTTTGTACTTCAATATCAAAAAATTCTTTGTCGCTTACACGGCTCATATTATTGTTTCTTTTGGTAAAAATTGATTGCAATTTGTATGCCCTTCAGCTTGACTCATTCTATAATCTCTACCAAGTCCTTGAGCAACTGCCATAAAACTTGATTGATTCCCACTAACATATTTTGCACCTAATTGTAATTGAGCCAATTCTAAATAATCCTTTATTTCGTATCTCTCAATCAAATGTTTATAAGGCTCATATTCAGATTCTAAACCAATGAAATAAACGTTATCTGAATTGTCTTTTAAAAAATTAATTTCTTTAATCCAATCCGTAGTTAGAGATTGATATCTTGGAGTTATATTAATAAAACTATTATTTGATTTTATTGGCTCAACTTTTAACCATCCTTGTTTCCAAGTTTCATCTATAATCTGAAAACTTTGCAAATGCAATTGTACTAAATGAGTTAAATGTAAATCTATATTTGAACGGAATAAATCTAAATTATATATTGTACCAGTCAATTCTCTGCCTTTTTTAACTTCGTGAATATATTCCTGAGATTCTAATAATGGCAAAATCGTGTCATATAAATGGTCGGGTAATTGTACATTAAAAATACCTCCGCCTAATGCCTTAATAGTGGGCAAAGAATAAATGACATCTCCAGTAGCGCCACCATGATAAAAGTTATTCATATTTATTTTTGATTATCTATTTGCTCTAATTTTCTTATCGCCCATTCAATACCTTCAGTACCTCCCCAACAATCCCACATTAAGCCTCCGCATCCTTCGCCATAGGGAACATCTTTACTTTGCTGATGCCTTTTAAATGAAGCCATTCTTGCAATTGTATCCCTTGTAATATTTTCCCTATTTGCTAATTGATTAGCACGAATTTTTCCGACTGGAGTACCACAACTTCCCCAACCATTTTCTTCAACATATTTTAATGCTCTCTTTGCATTATTAACCGCAGAATCGGGATAGTCATTATAGCTATCAGCCATACTTATTCTTATTGAAGAATAAATTTCTTCCGCTTTTTCTTCCGTTTCATAAATACAAGCGCCATTCCCAATCCTATATTTCCCGTTTGAACATTTTATTACTGGCATTATTCTATTAGTTTAGAATAAATAGCAAATCTATCCTCATTAATTTTAAATAAATCGTAATGCTCTCGGACATATTCGGCATTCGATTCCCCAAAATCAGTTCTCATTTGTTTTGAGAATACCATTCTTTTAATATCTCGTTCCCAATTGTCAACCCAGCACACCGTTGGAATGTCATCGTAAGGCGCGCGCTTTATTGCCATCAAGGGAATCCGTTTAGCGCCAGCCTCTAATGCCTTTAGATTCGATTTTAATCCGTTAAATTTATTATCTAATAAAGGCGCAAGTAATATGTCAGCCTCAATATAAAAGTTCATATACAAATCTACGGGCATCGATTCTAAAATCTTATAGTTAAGTTTTTCCTTTGCAGTAAACCATTCTGCCATTTGCTTCCAATGAAACTCGTTTGCTTTATTCCAACCGCAAAGAAGCATCCGTGTCGATTCCTTAAACGATTTAGATTTGGCTAATTCTCTAATCGGATTCTTCAATTGCCTCATGTCAGGAAAGTGAGTGATGCTACCCGTGTGAGCAATGTTAACAAATTCGTTTACATTTCTTACCGCAGTAAATTGGTCACGGTCAAATGGCAAAGCATTTGGTAAAATAAAGCAGTTAGGATTTATCTTAATAATCTCAAGCCGTAATCGGTTGTGAGTTGTCGTTACAACATCCGCCACTTTAATATAATTCTTAATTACTTGAGTGACTCCTAAAGACCGATATGTTGGCGCAGATAAATGCTGAGAAAATAACTCCCAGTAGTCATCAATATCGACAACCAATTTAAAGCCAATCTTAGCCTTCCATTTTAATAAATCGGGCAATGGTATCAATTCACAAAAACGATTGACCACAACCACATTTATGTTCTTCTCAATCAGCATCTCTTCGGTGATTGTATCCGTAATAATACAATATTCCTTTTTCATTACTGATAATGGCAATGCTAATCGATGGTAAGTGACTCCTGAATGTCTACTTCCGACTGCGCAGATTCTTAGTTTTGACATCGTTTGGTTTTGGTTGGTTGAGTTTTGCAATATACTTTATTCCTTCGTAATGTGCTGACAATCTTTTAAGCATATCGAATACGCAAGAGCCACACCATGAATTAAAGTTAAAATCTTTGTTTACATATTTACGATATAGGGTCGCATATTCTTCAAGTATTTCTCGGTCAATGTTTTTGGTAAATCCCAAAGCAACTGCCTCAAAGTTTATAATATTGGCTTCTATAAATGCTATCTCTTGCTCGTTCATAGTTTGTTTATTAATCTAAAAATGACCGCTCCTAAAATCCCCGAACTAAATACGATTGCTATCCATTCTTGAAACTGAATAGGAACGACAATTAAAACGATAGCGCTCCAAGTACTTAAACAAGGAGTGCAACTAAACGGCTTAAAGTTTAGTCCGAATGACTGATAAAGATTTGTCATCGTAAAAAATACTGCAAAGGAAACGGATGCGATTATAGTTATCATTTGTTTGTTTGGTAAATTTCATCCTTAACTAAACTCCAGTAAGCCTGGTCATCTGCCTTAAGTTTTTGTTGAAGTATTAACTCGCAGATATACAATCCAAGTTCTTTAGCAAATACTTTGTTTCCACAAAAGTATAAAGAATTTAAGAGTAAACTATTTGCTCGTTCATCAGGCTTCATCCCTTATTTTCTTTTTAATGTTTGAAATCGTTTTGACAATGGACATATACGGAATGCCAGTCTTTCTTGATATTTCCGTTTGATTAAAATTTAATTCGACATAAGTGTCGAGAAGCATATCTTCATACCAGCTTAATTCTTTTCTTGCTACCTCTACCCGATTAAATAGCTTTTCTTTGTAATCCTTTGATTCATCCTCAATCTGCACTAACTCTTCTAAGCCATCAATCGATTCATACTTTGCTCTAAAATGTCTGAAGAATGGCTGATTCATGCCAGTACTATAAATCATATTGAGCATACATCTGACAAGCCAAAACTTCAATCCGTTGCTCCCGTTATTATTATAAATTGACCAAAATTTATCTTCAGTTATTGAGCAAAGATTTACAAACATTTCTTGCTTTAGTTCTTCCCTTAAATTTGCTGGGTGCATTTTCATCAAGGCTTGTTTAATCTCCTTTGAATTATAAAGTTCCTCAATGATTTGCGACCTGGTCATTCCTTTGATTTTCTGATTATTTCAAAAATAAAATAAACGATAAAAGCCACTTCGATAATTCCTACCGCAATGGCTTCCCAAATTAACCTTTCCACTTTTCGAGTTCCCGATTCAAATACCAAACTGCTTTGTCCAAATCTTTCTTTTTAAATCCTTTCTTGTCAGCTCGCAGTATGTACTTAATTGAATTACCAAGATTAAAATTAAGGTCGAATGCATCAATTATGTCAATGACCTCAATGCCATTTCCCTGATAATGCTCAGGATGATTGACCTCTTCTTTGATAACTCCTTGATAATTAATCTTTTCCATCTGCAAAGTTTACATTAAAGATTGTGCAATTCCAAATAATCCTTAATTTTTTTTGTTTGTCGGTATGCTGGGTAAGAAGCACCGCTTTCCATTTTAATTCGATTAAGGTTTATTTCAAGGCTATAATTTAAATCGTGATAGGTAGCGCAGTCGATAACTACTTGAATCGTAGGTCGTTGTAATCTCATTGTAATCCATTTTATTGCATTTAGATGGTTATCCTTCAAAT